TTTATATCGGACAACCAGTCCTCATAGGAGACCATCGACCTCCCAAGGTTCCCCGCCACAGGACCGCCGAAGGCCCCAGCTTTAGCGGCCTCTAAGGCGATTTGTGACGCGGATAGCTCCTGCTCAGGGTCAATACGAACCTGAGTAGACTCAGCAGGAGACAGGTCTAGGAGGGGCAGGCTTCTACGAAAACCGGGGGAAGGCATTCTTAGTAAGCGCCCTTAAGCGCCTCTTCCATAGGACCAATGACTCCCTTGCCCTTCTTGCCCTTAGGCTTCTCTTTCTTCTGAGCCTTCATCACCTTACGGCGCATAGGCTTACGAGAATGCTTAGACATAGGAGGACCGCCGATGTTGACGACGATCTTAACTCCAGGCATCTGAGGCTCATCATGGTGCTCCTCAGCCTCCTTGATCGCCTTCTCTACGTCCTCAACGAGATGCTTCTTAGGGATGTTCATTAGTATTTCTTCCTTCTAGATTGGGATGCCTTGATAGATATCATTAGTACTTACCTTTAGCCCCACCGGGCTTAAGCTTCTTGCGAGCAGTGTTCATGCGCTTAACGCTCTGCCGCTTAGGGGAGCACTTAGCTGCCCCAGCCTTCTTCTTCGGTGACTTCTTCTTAGCTGCCATTTTCTTGCCCTATCTGGGTGCCTTGTTTATTGTGTCGGCACACCTACTGGAGAAGTAATGTTTAATCCTAGCGAACTTACAGTGAAACAAGCTAGAGCCCGTCTCTGTGAACTTGATATTGCTGGCCTTGAGGAACTTCTTCAAGCAGAGATTGACGGTAAGCACCGAAGCTCCCTCATGGCAGATATCGGTAGAAACATCGATATGATTAAGACAGCTGAAGAATCTGAGGCTGCTGAGGAAGAGGCTGTAGAAGCTGTAGAGGTGGTTGAGGCTAAGCCTGAGCCTAAGGCTGAGCCTGTCTGCATCATCTCAGAGACTGAGTGGTTCAGGTTCCCCCGTGGCGTGCGAAAGGGCTGGGAACGACTCAACGACGGGACGTTCAAGAAAAGGTGAGCAAGCGTTGCACTAGGTGCGAAGGCTCTCTCCCGCTCTCCGCGTTTCATCGAGACTCAAGGGCTAAGGACGGCAGGAGGTCTAGGTGTGCCTCTTGTATCTCGGAGGTCTCTAGAGAGTGCTGCGACCGCGAGCCTGCCCTTAGGAGGCCCTCGCGAGAGAAGGTGTGCGCTAGATGCTCCCGCTCTCTTCCTCAGGAAGAGTTTGGGGTAGCCAGACGGAGGCTTGATGGGAAAAACTCTTGGTGCAAGTCGTGCTGTTCAAAGGCCTCGCTTGCTTGGCAGAGAACCCCAGAAGGTAGGGTTAAGCATGCAGAAGCCGTTAAGCGCTACAACGAGAAGAGGCGCAGGGAAAGATTTTCCTAACGAAGACGAGCGCTATGCTTGGGAGGTAGACCAGCGCTTCTTCCACATGGACACGATGGATAGGTGGATGGCGGCAGACGGTGTTCACACTATCGGCCCCCCACTCCCACCGGGAGCCACTGTCTTCTTCGGGGTAGACCCTACTGAGACCTTCACTAAGGCTACGGTCGCTGGATACATAGCCTGTAGACCAGCCGCAGAGAGACTAGGGATAAGCCGAAAGAGCGTCCGTGGAATGATAGACAGGCTCCCAGAGCTTGATGTCGCTTACGTTGTCTATATGGGGAAGAAGAGGAACAGCCGATATCACTGCCGGATGATCCGAACGAAGAGCGTAAGCATAATCAAAAGAGATGTTCGTAAGTGGATGAAGGAGGCCAACAGGAATGGCAAAAAAACAAAGCCAAAAAACATTCGCAGAGATAGCTGAGGAAGAGCTTACCTCTGGAGACTATGACGACTTCTCTACCTTCTCTGCTGAGCACCTATTCATACAGACAAAGAAGGGGGACCTTGTCCCCTTTGAGTTGAACAAGTCTCAGCGTCTTCGACAGAAGATGCTCGATGAGATGGACGAAGCCAACATTCCAATTAGAGTCTGGGAGGCCAAGGCTAGGCAGGCTGGTTGCAGCACACACATTCAGGGATGGATGTTCCATAGGTGCATAACCAAGCGAGATGAGGTCGCCCTTATCGCCGCCCATGCAGACCACTCAGTTCACAGCATCTTTACTAAGGCGAAGATGTTCTTAGACAACCTCCCTGTAAAGCTTCAGCCGCTTACGAAGTACAACAACAGGGCTGAGCTAGACTTTAGAGCGCCAACAGGAGCGTCAGGGCTCCGAAGCAGGCTCTCTGTTATGACTGCGAAGAGTGCAGAGGATGCTCGCGGTACAACGGCTAGACTTGCTCACTTCTCAGAGGTGGCTTTCTATAAGCAGCCTGAGCGCTACTTCCTAGCTACGCTTCAGTCTATGCCAGACGAGCCTGGAACCTTTGCGTATGCAGAGTCTACTTGTAATGGCTCTGGCGACTTTCACCACACCATGTACTTGAGCGCTAAGGTTTGGCAGGAAGAGCTATATCCCTGGATGTGCCTTAAGAAGAAGTACCCAGGGAACCCAGACTCTGACTGGTACGCCTACTTCACCCCCTGGTTCATTGTTGATGAGTACAAAAAGCCTCTTAACTGTTCAGAAGAGGAGTTCGTTGCTTCTTTAGACGGGGCTGAGAAGGAGCTTCTAGACAAGTTTGGCGAGTGGGTCACGCTTGAGAATCTCTCTTGGCGGCGGTCAACGATATCGTCTAAGTGTGGCGGCTCAATAGGGAGGTTCCATCAGGAGTACCCAAGCACTGACGAAGAAGCCTTTAGCTCTTCCGGCTCTCCAGTCTTCGACAGGGACGCTGTTCAGATGCAGAAGGAGGTTCATGGGTGCTGGTGCCCTCTCTGTCTCCCCTACGCGGGAGCGGAGAGACCAGGGAAGAATGTATGCCCTCCACACAAGTGGTACGAGATAAGAGACAAGAGCGACTATCCACTTGGAAGAGAGCGGCTCTATTCAACGTACCACCCGGCAGTGGATGAGGTGATGGAGGGTGGTGGGAGGCTTTCTGTTTGGAGGGAGCCTGCGTCTGGAGCTAGGTACATAGTTAGCGCTGACGTAAGCAAGGGGACTAACAGTAGAGACTGGGACCATCTATGTGTCTTTGACCTAGCAACTCTTGAACAGGTTGCTGAGTGGAGGGGGAAGGTCGAGCTAGATGAGCTTGCTCCTCTTTGCCTTCTTGTCGCCCTTCACTACAACAACGCCATTCTAGCTCCAGAGGTAACTGGCCTTGGGGCTGGTCTGATTGCTCTGCTTGAGCGTTCTAGATACTGGAACCTGTACAGGCGAATCACTACAGACACGCTTGGGGGACCAGGGGTTCACCTTGGCTGGGACACAAACAGAAAGACCAAGCCAGCGATGGTTGGCCTTATGCAGAAGGCTCTCAAGGAGGGCTACGTCAAGATTCGCTCAAGGCAAGTCCTTGATGAGATGGAGGCGTACACAAGAACGATCCTCTACAGCAAAGACGGGATTGACTCCCTGCAAGCAAGGATGGCTGCTCCCCCTGGAAAGAACGACGACGCTTGTGTTTCAGCCATGATTGCCAATGCAGTCGCCCACTACACCCCTGGAGGAATGACGAAGATCAACGCCACAGAGGTGGATATGGACAAGGCTATGGACCACAACCAGTGGTCAGACGAGGACTGGTCTACTTACGAGCAGAGTCAGTCTGCTACGAGAAGGCTGCTCAGTGGGAAGAGGCGGCAGTAAGCCCGTAGACTCCCCACCCTGTCTTTACGATGTCGCCTGGATTCTTGTAGACAACCTCGTACACATCCTCTTTCGGCAGGCCGCTAGCCTCTACGATGTCCTTTAAGCGCATCTCCCCCTGCTTCCTAAGGAGGGCTTCGATGGCATCCCTGGTGGGGTGCGCTGTTGGAGCCTTCTCTTCGTTAGGGCTTGGGATGTCAACGACTGCCGCTATAGCTGCTCCGAAGCGGCCACAGTGCCAGCACTGAACCTCTCTAAAGTTAGACCGCTCAGCGATGTCATAGATGGCTGACTTCGTTGTCCAAGCAAAGTCCCTGCTACACAGAGGGCTCACACACTTCATTTCGTAAATACGCATTACTTCCCCTTAGTTTTAGAATTTACCCATCACAGCTTCAGCGCTGGACGGAGCCACTTCTCTTGGCCCATTTCCAGCAAGGGTCTCTCCTTCAGCCCCCATGCCAGTGTTCTCTACGCCACCCTCAGCCCGTGGATCTTCAGCCGCTTGCCCAGCAGCCCCGGCAGAGATAGCTGCTCCTTGTAGCTGCGACAATGGACCGACAAGGACTCTCTTGTCTTGCCGCCATACCTTGAAGGCTTGGTCCATGAAGTTCTGAATTGCATCAGGAGGGAGCACTCCTCCCTGAACCAGAGGAGCAAGCGTTCCAGTGACTCCCTGGATAGTCTGAAGCAGACCCATAAAGGCTCTCTGCTCTTCCGCAGGATCAACTGGGATTGTAGACCCAGCCTGAATGTTCACATCGTAGAAGCCCTGGATGTCAGAGGCAGTAAAGGAGATGAACTCATCATCCCCAGCATCCCCATCAATCCTTAGGTAACGAACCTCATCAAAGTACTGGCGCATGATTGAAAGCATCTTGCGACCAATGTTTGAGATGAACTTCTCTGTCCCCTCTAGGCGCATACCAACACGACCCTTAGTAGCAGCAGAGGCGATAGCCACCTCAGTAGCTGTGGTCCCCTTGCGGCTTGCCCCTCCACGTTGGAAGGAGTCAATGCCTGAGATCTCATACATCAGCTTAGACAGACCACTGAGGACCATTGGAGTGGTACTCGGAGGGGGGGCTTCAGGCAGAAGCATAAGAGCATCCTGAATCCTAGCCACGCTGGCAGGAACCTCAGCTACAGCCATATCCTCCTCAGACTCAAGGAGTCCAGCAAGCTGACCAGACTCAAGGGCTCCAGGGGCAGCAACGAACTTGCGCCGTGAAGACAAGCGGTGGTGCCTAAGGATGTAAGCCCACTCGTCGTTGAGACGCTGAGCGATGTCCTTGATGGAGTAGAGGTCAGCTACCTTCGTGCTGTAGAAGTTGTTAGGGACATCGACAAAGCGAAGGACTTCGTAGGGGTAGCCCTTCATCTCAATCGGGTCTGCGATGTGCCGAAGGATAGAGTCCTGAGCGTCACCAGTTCCTGGGTTCTTAAGCATCCACATGACGTAACGACGAAGACCGTCACCCACATCACCCCAGTATCGAACCTCGTAGAGCGTCACATACTCAGGCTCAATCTCAGGCTGGTTGAGATTGTTATGAGCCGAGTACCCAGTAAGTGTTGCTGGGATTGCTTCCTCAAGCCAGGAGTCAGCGACCACACTGTGGGGG